AAGGTGGCCCCGACGCCAAGGCCGGTGGTGAAACCCTGGGGGATGGTACCGGATTGGATGGCGAAGTACGAACCGCCAAGGGGCGTGGTTTCACCGATCACCGCGTTTACAACCGAGACGGTGGAGATCACACCTCCAGGTGCAGCTGTGACCTGAAGCTGCACTGGAGCGCCAATGGGCGGGGAAGTCACCGGACCCAAAGGTAGGGTGATGATATCACCGACGTTGTAGCCAGTGCCCCCGTTCGCGACCGCCGCTGCCGTCACCGGGTAGAACATATCCGTCTGGATTTTGAACCGGACAGGCGGGCCTTGCCACCACGAGGAGGCACCACCGGTGATCAGGGGCGTGATGGGCACTGTGCCCGCAAAGCCGGTTTGGTTCACCGGGATGATCTGAAGGGCCCGAAGGCAATCCACGGGGTATTGGTATTCGTACGCCCACGCGGGTGGGGGTTGTCCAGGCTGCCAAAGCTGTGTGGGTGGGGATTGGTTCTCGGGAGTGCCAAAGGTGGAGGTGATGTAGTTGAGATTGGCGGTCTTCACCGCGCAGTTCCATGGCGCGAGGCGCAGGAGATCGTCGCGGAGATTGAGAGCAATGAGGTTGAATTGAATGGCCTCATTGCTTCCATTCGCCGCGAGTTCAGCCGCCGTCACCGTTGTGCGGGCGCCGAAGGTCTGAAGTGAGCGATTGCAGATGTCGACCAGAGCGGTCATCGCTTGCCTTGAGTTCCCATCCCGCGATTCTCACCGCCTTGGCGCACGACGCCCGGAGCACCTGAGGATGCCGCCCCGGTTCCGCCACCGCCTTGAGTTCCACAGCAGCCGTAGTTGTCTGCACCGAGCCCTGGCGCCGCGGGGTAGTCGCGCTTGGGGCCTACGGGTTCGCAGTAAGCACGGACGTCACCTACGTTTGGCTTGCCGCCATCACGGGTTAAGGCCATCACACCCTCCGTTCAACGGTGGTGGGCGCGGTGGCGTCCTGGCCAGGATCGCCATCTCCCGAGGGTGGCACAGGCGCGGATTCAGGCTCGGCCGCACTCAATGAAGCCGGCGGTGCCGTCACCGGGGTCACAGGGTCCACAGCCGGCGCCTCGGGGTTCTCCTGCATGTGCTTCGCCAACATGGCTTCGGCGCGCGAGACGATGTAGCTGTACTTGGGTCCAGCCGAAGCGGCACCGTGGATCACATTCAGCAACGCGCCGACATGAGCCCAATCGGGATCGTGGGGCTTCGCGGTGGCAGGGTTGGTCTTGGTTTCATCGATCATTTTAATGTTTCCCTTGCGAACCTTTGTTAAACTCCCGCGCCTTGGCGGGTGGTGACTGAAACCCCCGATTGCCATCGTACATGGGCCGGGAGCCCTTGAACTCGATCTGCCCGGGCTGGCCGGCGCCACCGGGTGACACAGACTTCGACACCGTCTGCGGGGGGTGGGATTCGCTGACGTCCCGGTCAGCACGGCCTTGCTTTTTCATTTGGCTTCTCCGTTGGTTGGGGTAGGCTTGGCGAGTTGGCGGCTGTGGTCGTAGCGTGGGGTCACGGGGTGAGTGGTCATCTCCCTCCGGACCTTCTCGAAGTGGCCCCCATCGGAATGGAGGTCGTGGAGGATTTGCAGCGCCCGGTCGTGATTACGCTCCATCTCCTGATCGATTTCCTTCGGGGGTGTAAGGCCCAGGGTGACATATTCGCCCTTCACATGAACCACATCGTGGAAGTAGTTCATGAACCGGCGCATCTTCTCGGGGACCTCCTTTTCGGCTTCGCCCATGGCGTAGAGGGCCTGGGAGACACCTTTGCGAATGGTGGTGAGTTCGCGCGCGATGCGGAAGAGGAGATCGCGCTCGGTCACAGAGTCATCGAGTTTGAAGTCAGGTTCATCGGTCACTTGGGGGCCTCAACAGTGGCGGGAGGAGTGGCTTTCGCAGCGAGTTCGGCCTTAAGTGCGCTCACCTGCGCCGTGAGGTCTTCGATCTGCCGAGCCATGTTTACCATCACCTGGGCATCAGCGGCTTGACGTTGGGAGATGAACTGCTGCCACACGCGGTCGGCCTTCGCCACTGGGTCGGCGGACACTGGTTGTGGAAGGGATTGGGCAAAGGCCAACCCGGGTACGAAGACGAGGACTGCGATGAGGGTTTTCATTATGGACCTGCTACAACTGTTGTGACGGTGCCAGCGCCGGACTTGTACTTCAAGGCGCCGCCGAGGGTGTAAAGGAGCCCACCGCCGGAGGGCGGGCTTTGAGTGGGATTGCCTGAGGCTGGATAGAACACGAGGGAGTTGTTGGTGCCTGTGCTAATGGTGTTAGCCGTAGCGGAGAAGCCATTCACACCAGCATTAGCGCCAATGAGTAGGTTGGCGTTGTAGTCAAAGACTGCGGTGATGCGTTCTGGAGCCACCACGGTTGAGCCAAGACGGATGACGACGTTGGATGGAGCGTCGTATGAACCGTCAGTGAAGGTTCCAGCAACGCCTTCACTGTAGAAGTTGATCGATGCTGTTTCAGTTTGGGTGAATTTGCCATCGGGGGTCATTGGCTGACCGGCAAGTTCTCCCAAGCGAGTGCCTGCGATTGTACCTGAAGCGCCAGAGTTCCATGAAGCGCCAACCGCTGCGTTGAAGAAGGTAATGACATTTTGAGTTGTACCCGGCAACGCACCGCCATAGATACCGATCTGCGTTGAGCCCTCCGCACCGCTTGGCCCACCCACCATGGCTTCAGAACCAATGGCTGAGTTGAAGGAAACCGCATAGGTGCCGAGACCTCCGGTACCGGTACATGCTGGAGAACAGTTACCGGAACCGGTTGACGCAGTACCGGTTATGGTCATTCCAGAGTTTGGTATGCCAGAGCCCACAAAGGTTTGACCAAAGACTATCGGCGGTCCGGAGGAGAACACTGTAACGGTCAGCTTTCCATTACCGGCGCCAGTGACTATCGATCCAGTTATTTGGGTAGGCGTTGCCCCAAGGTTGGAGAAGTTGTAGATGGCTGGAGAGCCAGAGCCAGTGCGGGCCTGAGATTGAAACCCAACCCCGGATTGGTTACCACCTGATCCGCCACCACCCCAAACAGGTAGACCGAAAGGGCCGCCAGAGTCGGCAACTACGATTTCTGGGTTAGAAGCGCCGTTGATAGAAGCCACAACAACTCTGGCACCGGCAGATTGAAGGGTGATGCCACCGTAGGCATCAGTGGTAAAGGGAATGAATTTGAATTGAATGCATTGACCGGTTGGAGCAGGACCGTTGACATAACCGGGGTCGCAAACGGCGGCTGAGTTGACGCCGAAGGTTAAAGTGTCTTGCGAGGAAGCGGCGTCTTGAAGCGTGAAGGATGTGAGAGAGTTAAGGGTTTGAGTGAAGGTTCCAGTCCAGGTGTTGTTGGCACTCAGAAGCGGGATCGTAGCACCAGAGGTGCCGATGGGAGTAGTGGCGGCCGCGGTGAATGCAACGTTGTTGGTTTTAAGACAGGTCACCACACCCGCAGAGGTGGCAGTGCAATCTTGAGAGAGGCTGACGCCACCAAGGCCACCAGAGCCGTTGTTGACTTGGAATTGGCCTGAGGTGCCACCGGGGGCGAGGGCAAACGAGGCCAAAGGCAATGGTCCGGGAATGCCAGGGCCGGCCGCAGTGGTGCCACAGACGTTGGAAGCAGGGAAGATGCCGTTGCATTGAGCCGAGGCCACTGACGGAAGTAACAGAAGGACGAGGGCAACCAGAAGACGTTTCATGACTGTGACAGGCTCCAGCCGCCAGGGGCAGTGAGGATGGGGTTGAGGACGAAGGCGCCGAAGTTGGAGGTGATCTTTAATAGGGTCGTGGTGTTGTTGTAGGTGCCCGAGATCAACTCAGAGCCGAATGGGAGAATCTGATAGCCATTGGCTTGACCGAAGCCGCCGATGTCGACGATAACCACTGGAACTATGGCCCACTGACCGGGGATGGCCTGGGGGCCTTGGGGAGATGCGATTGAGGATGGAAGATTGATGATGACCGCGCCGTTGATGTTGATGGTGACGAGATTCATGCCCCGGAGGAGGCCATAGGTGCCGGCGGCGGTGATGGGGAGGACGGTTTTGTTTGGGATAGAGACCCAGCCAACGGACGGACCAAGGTAAACCTTCTCGGTCTGGCGATAGGTGCCACCTTGATCTAAGTCCAACTGCGATCCCATCAGACCCGACGTCCTTCGGCCGCAGGCTTCGCCTGGGACTGAACCATGATCAAGGCCTCGAGACGGGCGAGACGTTCACGAAGTTCCACGACTTCACTTGCAGACTCAGCCGTGGGGACTTCCGCTCGTGGCGGTGCAATGCGCTCAAAGGCCTCCATCATCTTGGTCATGAACACGGTTTCGGACGGGGTCATGCCACCGTTGGCCGGTAGGGACTCGATGGGGTTGTTCCACTTCTGGCGCCACACTTCGGTGATGGCTTCGGCCTCGGCGTTAAGGGGCGCCATCTCGGGGGTGGGTGGGGAGTTGAAGATGTAGTCCTGGCGGAGGTTGTGGCAACCCTCCACGCGGTGAGCCACAATGATCTCGCCCGGGTAGTTGTGGTCGGCCGGGTCTTTGGGGTTGAGGTACATCGGGACCGGGTAGAGCTTCCGCACCGTGCGGCCGGTCTCCCGAGCGGTTTCTTTGTGCTCCCACTCCACACGGGTGCCGTCTGGGAGTTCGGCGACGTTGAGGTGGTGTTCGTTCGTGAGGCGCCAACGAGGGGCATCGACCATGGGGAAGTCCTTTCAGAATTGGCTGAAGTAGAAAGCGACCGCATCACCGATTGTAGTTCCGACGGTGATGATACAGATGTTGTTACCGGGCGGGATTTGATATGAGGCGATGGAGATGTGATCGGCCGAGGGCGCAGTTGAGGTGATGTTGAACGGTGGTGTGATGGGCTGTTGCCCAGTGCCACAAGTTGCTCCAGTGCCATAAACGAACTGGAACGTTGTGGATGTGGCTTGGGTAGATGTCACATGCCAGCCACAACTGAAGATGGACTTGCCGGTAATGCCGGCGACCAAGAGTGCAGTTGTAGCAGTTACTGGGTTTGATTGAGCGACCTGGTTGCAGATGACTTGGTTGGTGGGGCCGACGGTGTTGTCGGCAAGGGCGTGGGAAACCAAGCCGATCCAGAAGACCCCAAGGGCAAGGGCGAGGCGAAGGGCGCGCATCAGCGAATCCTATACCACTTGAGAGTGCCGAAGGAAAACTGGAACTCGGCCGAGCCACCGGGCGCGGTCAGGGTTTGGGAGGTGTAGGTGCCGTCCATGGTTTGGCCGGTGGCGGGGGTGACGGTGACCATGGTGGTGAGGGTTGTGTCAGTGCCGATGGAAACCACTTCGCCGTCGAAGGCGGGAGTGGGCAAGGTGATGGCCCAAGTGGTGGGGGCAGCGCCAACCCAGAAGAGAGTGGATTGGGCGGGGAGCATCGTTGTGGTCGCGGCGCCTGAGCCCGACACGAGGGACAGGGCACTGCCGTTGCGAACGAGGTTCACACAGAGGAATGACGAGGTGCCACCGGGACCTTGCCCGGCGTTCCAACATTCGTTTCCAGAGAGGTTGTTCTGTTGGACCGTTTGGGCCCAGGCGAAGCCCAGGCCAACGGCAAGGGCCAACGCGGCCCCTGCAAGAAGTGTGCGAGTGCGGGTCATGATGGGTCCTCAGTTCGCGACGGTGATGCCGGCGGGGTAGCCACTGCCGAAGGCACCCGTCGCTTGATTGATCTGATCGACGCGGTCGATAACCACAAAGCCTTGAACACGCTGGAGACCACCGGTGAAGGTGCCAACGGAGATATAGCCAAGCTGAAGGAAACGAGGAACAGCCTGACCTGGAGCAGGACGCGGGTAGTCCAGGTCCATCAACCGAACGCCTGCAATCAAGTTGGCCACAGCAACCACTGGGCCAGACTCCATAATGGTAAAGGCGCCAGGAGCACCGGAGCCGTTGTCAGGCGCGCCTTGAAGGTTTACCTGAAGGGAAGTACCAGCGGTAAAGCCTACAGTCACGAGGACCATGAGCTTCAAGGAGGGGTCATCGCCGATGCCGAGATCGCGAGCACCACCACCCGCAGCGTTGCCGGGAAGGGCAAGCCCGGTGAGGTTGCCAGGGTTGGCGAAGCCGACACCGATATCAACGATGTTGGAGGAGGTTTGGGTGCCGGTGGTAGGCACGTCGTTGCGGCCATCGCTATTGCCGACGCCGGTGGTGCCGCCACAAAAGTTGAACAGGTTGTCGAGGATCATGACATCGGCTCCTTAAACCACACGGGCTTCGTTGTTGAGGACGGCATCGCACGTGCGAACGGCGATGCCACGGAAGGTGGTGATGACTTTGCCGTCGAACTCTTCGAGGCGAAGCAAGACGTTGGTTTTGTTCATGGCCTGGAGGTCCAAATACGTCCGAACGATGCGGTTGCAGTAGATCGACACCCGGCCCATGTTCGCGCGGACCTGTGGGGAGTCCGAGGTCTGAATGGCGGTGGCCATGGACGGAGCGGTGGGAAGGCGGTAGAGGCCGCGGACGATCAGGTTGATCAAGTTGGCTGCGCTCACACCGGTCAACTGAGTGACATCGATGTTCGCTACGCGAACAGCATAGCGCCAGTCGCGGAGGCACAGCCCGATCTCCCACTTGAAGTGATCGCGGTAGACTTGGTACTTGTTGCCGGCGGCGTCGAGGTTGGGCCACTCACCCATGTCGCGGTGTTGAAGGCCGGTGATCTTGCCCTTGGGGAAGATGGCGTGGAGGGTGTCTGCGCCCCAAGTGGCGATCCACAAAGACGTATTCGTGGAGGCAGTGCCACCCGCGTCGAGGACGTTCGCGGCGGTTTGGGAGTTGGCGGCGTTCACCGTGGAGTAGCGCGGGGCGAGGCCGGTGAAGCGCTCGGGGTTGACGTACTGGTTGCCGTAGATGAGGGTCGCGGCGACCTGTTGGGACATGCCTTCGAGGAAGGCGCGGACCTCGGAGAGGCGGAAGTCCGCGGTGTTGCCGTTGAGATCGGCAATGTCCTTGTCGATATCGGCGTAGGTTTCGAGGTTGCCGACGGTGTCGACGATCTGGGCGGTGGTGGATTTGCCCGTGGGGACACCGGCGTTCAGGAGGCGCCAGGTGGCTTGGGGGAGACCGGTCCGGACGGTGGTCTTGTGCCCGGTGGGGAGGTTGCCTTCGACGACGAGGATGTCATCGAGGATTTCATTGGTCTGGGACAGAAGCTCGATGATGTTGGCTACGCGATAGCCGTCTTCGAGGCGCTTGGCCCAGTCCGCGTAGGTTAGGGCGAGGGAGCCAATAGTGGCCATGGAGGTGGTCCTTCAAAGGGGTGAACAACATTGGGTGAGGTCTTCATCCGTTTCCGATCTGAGCTTTGCTGTTCAACCCCTCTGGGGTTCGGTTACGAAACTTTATGACGCCGACGGCAGGTTGGGATAGAGAGCCTGCGCGGCTGATGGTTTGGCGGTGGTGCCTGGTTTCTGCTGACCGGCCGGAGAGGGTCCACCGCCGGTCACGTGGGAGCCCTCGGTCACGAACGCGGCGAGTTTGTTGAAGGCCTTCACGAAGGCCGGGTGGTCGCCGGCGCCAGTGAGGTTCATGGCGTCTTTGAACTCGACCTGGAGATCAACCGGCAACACACTCAATGTGCGGGCAATGTTGATCTTGACTGCGTCCATGCCGGTCTTGCCGGAGTTCTTATCGACGGTGGCCTTGATGTCGGGGTCGGCTTCGACCTGCCCGCGCCACGCGTTGCGCATGTCGGTCACGGCCTTCTCTGGGGCCCGCGCAAGCGCGATGTCGCGGCGAACTTGGGCGTCGATCAGCTTCTGGGCTTGGTCTTGGGTGAGGCCTAGTTCCTTGAAGAGCGGCGTGGCTTCGGCAATGGCGGCGGGATCAAGAGTGTAGTTGTCGGGGGCCTTGAAGGCGGTGTAGGAGTCGGGGACGACGGGCGCGGTCGGAGGCGGGACTGGGGCTTTGGGATCGACCGGCGGAACTTCACCGGAGGGCGGATTGGTCGGAGTCGAGACCTCCCCAGACGGGGGTTGGGTCGGTGTCGTCGGTGTCGTCGGGGTCGATTGGTCCAGAATCTCCCCCGTCGGACTCCGTGCTGCTTCGTCGTTCATCAGTGGTGTTTCGGTCATTGGATTCCCTTTGGGCTTGGATGTATTGGTCGGGGCAGGCTATCATGATGTCGGATAGGAGGCTGAGGCCAATGGCACGCTGGCCCTCGGCGAACGCGGATGCCAGGGCGTCGCCATTGAAGGTGGTGGAGAAACAGTGGCAACGCGAGAGGACATCCCACATCCACTCCCGGCCGAAGGTGGTGGACATGAGGTCGGTGATCACCTGTCGGCGTTGGGCATCGGCGAGCTTGGCCTGTTTTTCGAGGCGGCGAATGGACTTTCGGTCGGCGGCGTTCGCCATCACCACACCCTCTCAGGCGGTTGGCCCTTACGGTAGATCATATGGCCGCGACGGGTGGGGCGGAAAGTGTACCATGCAACGCAGGCGGTTAGGGTAAGAACCCACCCGCCGAACATCCCGAGGAAGAAGTTGGGCCAGTTCATCTCAGTGGACCGTGTAGATGGGGACGTCATCGGCGTCCTGAGGGATGTGTTCGCCGTGGAAGAGGATCACGCAGGTGGAAGCCACAAGTGGGTCGAAGGTTCGGTGGCCACGAGTGTCGAACATGGAGACGATGTCCCAAATGTGGCCGAGGGGATCGACGGTCACGTAACGAATCCCAACTGCCTTCCCGTTACACTCTGCGATGATGGTCATTCGATCACAGCCTTTCCATCAATCAGATGTTTGCCTTCTTTAGGGTTGGTGAGCCTATAGGTCTTGCCGCGAATAACACATGTGAACTGAATGCATGTAGAAAGGACAACGAGGTCAGTCACATCATGATACACGTACTTCTCATGGCGGCTTCGCTTCCAGGTAATGGTCATGCCGGCACCGTCTGTTGTCCTCGGGGCATCAGGCCTGCGCCTGAGAGGTTGGCTGCGCCCTTGGAGAGTTGTTCGGCGATTGCAGCTTGCTGCGCAGCGGCTTGTTGCTTCTGGCGATCATCTCGGATTGCTTGCACGGCTTGGGGACTTCGGATCAACTTGGGATCATTACCGCGGAGGTAGGAGTATTTGTCAAGTGCGTAGTCGATGTCGATGTTGTCGAGGGCCTCGGGTTTCGTGGCGACGAGTTCCCCACCCATGCGGAGGACGTCTTCGATCCCGGAGGACGCAGAGGCGTCTTGGGCTTGTTTAAGCATGGAGATGTAGGTGATGTTGATCATCTGGCCGGCGATCTCCTGCGGGGCCGGTGGCAGGATGCCGGCCCGAGAGGCGATGCCGAAGACGCGCTCGATGGTTGGGGACAGGACTTCGAAGTCGATTCGGTCGAGGGCTGGGCCGAGAGCCACCATGGACTCGGACTTGCGCATGTTCCACTCGACGGCGGTGACGTTCGAGCGAGTTTCGAATTGCGAGGCGGTCATCAAGACGTCGTTGAAGAAGATTTTCCCGAGCCGGGCGCGGACTTCCTCGAGGTCCTGGACGATCTCGGCCACGGGGAACTTGGTGTCGTAGACCGAGGCGATGCCGGGTTTGCCCGAGGTGGTGAAGCCTGAGACATAGGTCATGCCACCTGGGAGGAGGGAGGCGGGTTGGTTCTTCAACTGCACGTCCGCGACGAGGGGCGGGTTGACCATCTTGTCGATGGCCTGGGCCTTGCGGCGTTGTTCCAACTGCACCTGCTTCTGGTCGGGCAGGGCGTCCATGGCGGGGCTGCGGCCGTAGGCGTCGTTGGAGACGATGTCCCAGCGGCCAGTGATGTTGGGCCGTTCGAAGTAGCCCTTCTTGCGGAGGAAGCCTTGGGTTTGGAAGTTGGAGCCTTGCGGGGATGCAGAGCCACCCCATTCCCAGTAGAACTCGCGGAAGGCGAACATCCCTGGAACGCCAAAGGCCTCGGCGTTGCCGTCGTTGTTGGGTTCGATGGAGTGGGCCACAATCAACTCACGAGTTCGATTTGCACCTCCAGCATCTCGATACAACTGTTGAACAGACGCACTACAGTTGTCGTAACCAAACTCACGCACAACGGCGTCCACTGTGAGGGTGAACTCCCGATAGAAGATGGTGGGACGGTATTTGCCATCGATATCGACGTAGTACTCACCCGCACAGGGGTTGATACAATTGATGACATTCTCGAAGTCCTCGTAGATGAGCATCGACGCGGTGCCGAAGATGACAAGGTCGAAGTAGAACTGGGCGATGGTGTTGTAGAAGTTGGATTCGGAGAAAATGAGGTACAGCAGCCGCTCACACTCTGCGAGCCACAAGGAGACCGGGGAGGTCTGTGTCGAGTCGATCTTCCCGATCCGCAACTTGAACCATGGCCGTGTTGGAGATGACTTGCCACTGACCAGCCCTGAAGCTAAATTTCTTGCACATATAACTCCGGTACTGTCCAGAATGTGTTGATTGATCGGAGAGCCCCGCGCCATCATGTTTGGGGTTATGATCCATTTGTATCTCCTCGGAAGGAAGTAGTCGGCCAGTTCGCGCCAGTGAGTCCACGAACTGTAACGATTCACCCGAAGGCCAATGAGGCGACCTTCACTGTAGCGCAGCGCGGCGCCGTCTTTGGTATTGCCGTTGAGGTCGATTGGGGGTGGCGGGGTGTGGGCGTTCATCCGGGGACCTTACCGCCCAGTTGCGGTGGCAGGGCGCCACCCTCGGGGATGAGAGCCGCAGGTGCTTGGGGTAAGGCCTTGGCGGACCCGCCTGTGGCGGCACCTCCAGACTTCGACTTCGGAATCAACTTCCCTTCCTTATGCATCTGCGCCGCGGCCATCAAGGCAAAGGGCGTGGATGGGGGTGGACGCATGTCTTGAAGACGACGGGGGCCTTTGGCCGGGGGAGGTCGGGCAGTGATGGGGACTACGGGCATCTCAAAATTCCATTGGGCCTAAATTACTGCCCGAGTAAAGTTTTCTGCCCCGACTGTGTGTTCGGAGTGGCCGCGGCGCCGATGAAGGATTGTTGCTGAGTGGGTGGGGGCTTGGCTTGGCCCATGGGATTGGCGGCGGGTGGAGCAGCGGCGGTTGGAGTGGGAGGGGCTTGTGCTGGGGGCGGGGTCGAGGAACCCCCGGCGGTGGCTGCGGCGACGCCACCGCCCACGGCGGCTAGGGCAAGGCCGGTGAGGGTGATGGGGTCGATGGCGCATATATAGCGTTCATGGGAGTGGATCATGCGGACATCCGTTCTTGGGCGTAGGGATCATACTCACACTCAGCAGTGTTGCCACGGGGATGGAGGTGTTCGCCACCGGCGTAGGCGTTGACGGCTAGGGGTCCGCCGAAGGTGAGGCAAAAGGCGTCGAGGGTGTCGAGGTCGAGGTCGGGGTTGTCGTCGAGGAGGTCTTCTTTGGACACCAAGACAATTTCGTCTCGAAGATTGAAGGTGTACTTGATGGCGAGCATGGCGGTGCGGAGGTCGGGGTCCGCTGGCAGTGCTCCGCCCTTAAGCCATGCCCGAGCGGCGCCGTACATCGCGGCGCGCATGTTGGCGTAGCGTTCACCGGCGTTGTCGAAGACCACCCCGGTGATGGAGTCCTTTTGTTGGAATTGAATGCCGAGGACGAACAGACGCTGGTTGCGACATTGGTCCACGACGCCGCCACCCACACCGCCTTCGTCTATGAAGATGCCATCGGGGCGCCATTCGACGAAGGCGTCGTGAATGCGGTTGGCGACTTCGACCGTTGAGAGGCCGTTGTAGACGCGCTTCGCGAGGGTACGGGCGTCGCGGCCTTTGCGTGAAAAGAGCACTGAGTTGTTTCGTCCAAAGCGCGCGACATCAACGCCGAGTGCAAGTGGTGTGAAAGCATCCACAAAGACCTCACGATCAGGCGACATAGCCGCATCGATATCAGCGGCGCTGAAGAACTCCATCTCGCCCACTCTTGGGAACTGGCCCAAGACACGGACACGCACAAAGTCGGAGTCCGCACCGTAGGCCTTGATCCACTTCGCAAAGCGCTCTTTGTTGGTAATGGCGACGGTGCGGGAGTCGATTTGGCGGGTGAGCCAGAACTCATGGTGTTTGCCTCCTTCGAAGCACTCGCGGAAGCGCCCGGAGTTGCGAGTGGGGTTGCCGAAGCAGAGCCACAGGATTTGGGTTTTGGCGTCGGTGAGGGCGCCCTCGGCGGTTTCCCAGATGAGATCGTGGATCGCGGAGGCTTCGTCGAAGATGACGAGGACGCGCTTGCCCTCGTTGTGCATGCCTGCGAAGGCTTCGGGGTTCTTCTCGGACCACGGGATCATGTCGATGCGCCAAGTGCGCTCGCGGGTGGGATCGCGGGACAACAACGAAGTTGCGTTTAGGGAGAAGTGCTCGCGGGCGAACCAGCAGAGGTTGAACCACTTACCGAGGGCCGACCACGTCTTCGTTTTGAGTTGGGTCTCGGTGTTGGCGGTGACGATCCCGAGGGTGTCGGGGAAGGTCGTGAAGGCCCAGAGGATGATGATGGCCACGAGGGCGGACTTGCCAATGCCATGGCCTGAGGCGACTGCGATCTGGATGGCTTCATCCACATTCAACACCCGGTCCCGGATCGCGCAGAGGACCCAGATTTGCCAGGGGTCGAGGACGTGATTCTCCAACACCGTTCCGGGTTCGCCCCAAGGGAAGGCGCCAAGGGCGAAGGCGTAGGGGTCGTCCGCGACGGAGGCGAGCCATTCCAACAACTCGGCGGACATATCCACCGGAGCGCCTTGGAGTGGGCGGATGGGGGCGTTCACATAGCACCACTGGGGAGGGCCAGATGCGGACTACGTCCGTGGGTCCCACGATTGCACCTGGCCCCAGAGTGGCTGTTTGTTGCTACTATCGTGCTGATAGCGAACCAGACCGGCTGCTGCAACTCCTGTGGGACTGAGGACACCAGGTCATTGCATGGGCGTAGTCTGAGCACTGGCGGGGTCACGGCCGGACCCTTTGGGCCTGTCCTTTCATTGGAGGAGGTGTACTCGGGCCAACCGGACATCGGCACAGTCGAGTGTGGTCGGGAACCCACCGATACGATCGGCCCAGCCGATGTCCGACTACCACCCGGGCGATCAAGCATCAGTGGGTTCCCTAGGCGGACGGCGGCCATCTCATAGCCTCCGAAAGGATTGTGGCCCCAGAGTCACGGCCGGTGCCAGGGAAGGCGAGGATGACTCTGGGGTTCCCGAGGGGGCTGGTCCTCGAGATTGGGATGAACGGCGCCGGGCGGCCTCGAGCTTCGCCGCGAAGTCGACGTTCACATTCATGTTGGTCTGGACCTTGCCGTGACCGGAGCGATCGGCGGCGTCGCGGGAGATGGCGAGGAGATCGCGGGTGGGAAGGACTTCGTCTCCGTCGATCGCCGCGTCGAGTTTGTCCCCGAGCATCACCTCGGCCTTGAGCTTGTTGGCGAGCATCACCTCCAGGAAGGAATCGACGGATTCAACATAGTCCGCGGTGACGAGCCCGCGGTAGTGGGCGCAGAGTTCGATGAAGGCGGGGTCGGCCTTGAGAAGGCTCACGCGAGTGGCGGTAATGCCACACACCGCGGCGACGTCGATGACGGAGAGGCCGGCGGCCACAGCCCGGGCGATGCGGTGATGTTTGTCGGAGATGGACTTCAAGAGCGTGGGCGGGCGCTTTACCAACAAGGCCGAGAGGTCCGCACGCGCAAGCACCCGGATACCCGAGATTTCGGGAACGGCGGCATTGCCAAGGTTGTGGCCACGGGCGAGGACCATCAGATGCGCCTTTCAAATCGCGGAGGGGGTGGGCGGAAGTTCAACGGAACCGCAACGCCACCCATGGTCACACTCAGGGGTTGCCGAGTGAGGGGTGTGGGCGCCTTGAGCTTGATGTTGAACTTGGGCTTGTAGAGGTCGATCATGGCCGCTTCGATTCGATCGAGGTCTTCGACGCGGCAGGGAAGGACGAAGACTTGGTCGAAGAGGACCCCGCGGAGCGACACCGGCATCCACGCAGGGACGGCCTTTCGGCCCCAGTTCGACCGGTGGGCCTCCACGCGGGCCACCATCTTCTTGCCCTGGCCCACGTACACCACCACGCCATCCCGCACGAGGGCGTACACCCCGCAGCGCAAGATCGGCGTCACATCCACAAACCCTTCCAACATCACTCCATCTCCCGTGCGCAGAGTCGGCATCCGGCACTCTCACCCATCACTATGGCACACTCCGCGCAGTTGTCAAGTCCGAAGATTGTACGTACCATTCGATTTTGGCACACAATTTGCTGGGGTAGACTGGCCCCACGCGCGAGGCAAAATTTTGGGCCCGGCCCCCATCGGAGGGTCAGGCCCAATCAAGTCGGAGCTAGCGGTGAGCGAGGCACAAGAGGACGAGGGCCACGCACACGGTGTCGAGGGCGAGCAGCATCAAGGAGAGGGTGCTCACACGCGGCGGCCCGAGGCAGAGGTCGAGGCCAAGAACGCGCTCAGGCTCTGGGGTGCAGACTTCGCAGCGGGCTTGCGGTCGTCCGCAACAGCGGCGATGGACAGCTTGCCGAAGTTGTAGCCGAAGACAAGACGCTGGCCAGCAGGCAAGGGAACATGGTCGGCCATCATGCGCTCAAAGCCCTCCCGAATGCGCTTCATCTCCGCATACGCGGCCTTGTACGAGCGGTAGGCTTCGGCCAAGTCGGGGTTGAGTGTGTCGATGTCGATGGTTTGCCATTCGGCTGCAATGCGTTCCTTGGCCATGTGTGGGCTCCTGATCGGCGATGGTGGCGTGATTGCCGTGTGCCGATGTCCGGACAATGCGCCCGGTCGGGCCAAAACGCCAGCGCTCATTTCGCATGCCTGCCATGCGCCCAGTGCATGCCTTCGGCCCCAATTCGGCCACAATCGCGGCGCACAATCCCGAGTGTGGCAATTCGGCCACATCGGATTCCTCAGTCCGCTCACATTCCCCTAAAGGTGCTCTCATACTCTGATACAGGCACCCCCCCCCCGGGCCCGAGGCCAAAAGGCTGACCCCCCCCCCCTGAGTACCCCGGATCTAGGACCGGCCCCCCTGAGTACCCCAGGCTA